AACGTTTTATTACATCACTTGTTGGCATTAGTGTTGTTTCAGCTAATTCATTTCCTACAGGTTTACCATCACTTAACACTTTAAATGTTATTACTCTTATTCCACTTTCATAGGTTATTAATAATTTAACCCAAAATATGTCTAATCTTGCTGAACCACCACTTTTGTGTAGATTATGGTAAACCATTTGTATTTCAAGGTTTGCGGGGTCAAAATTATCAAGAAACGTTTGCCATGTACTTGAAGCGTCCCCACCAGTCCAAAGATTAGATGCACCACCAAATGTAATAGTTGTTTCACTGGTAGAATTTAAAGCTGTATTATTCCCTAAATTGTTACTATATTGTCCAGTATTATTCTTATTACGTAATCTAAGTACATTTACTATTATTCTATTAGCTGCTGATACTTTATATTTTATTTGTACTTGTATACCTTTTATTACATCTGTTCCAACAGTAAATGGGTTATTAAAAGTATTAATATATAATGTTTCAGCATACTGACCTTCACCCATAGTACTATAGATATAATAATCCCCAGCCTCTTCAAGTATATTACTTAAACTATATACCCAATCTGGTTTGTTTGAATCTGGTGTAACGTAAACATTACTACCAAAATATCCACCACTAGTAACAAATGGTTTAGTAGTCTGTTTATATTTAGCTTCAGTTTCAATCCCAGTAATATTAAACCCACTAACATTGGGTAAAATAATATCACCCATAGTAGCGTCAAAAACATCAGTTGTACCAGTATTAAAACATGAAGCATATAATCCATCCGAATCCCTAATATTAGAAAGATTATTCCAATTACTTGTACCACTAACACTTTCACCCGAACTATATTTAAACCCAATAACACCATATCCTTTAGGAATTACATTGTTTTCAGGTGGAAGATTAGGGTTAGGATCTGGATCATTTCGTGGAGGTGCAGGATCAGCTGTAACTACACTATAATGTACACGCATTTGTATACCATCAACAGCAACATTACTATAAGTAGTAACAGTACCAACACATCGTATAAACACACCAAAAGACGAAGATGTAACAATACTACGAGTTAAATTAGCACCCCATTTATCAGTATTACTACCATAATAACTCGTTTCATATGATTTACTATAAAGAATACTTTTAGCTTTATTTAAACCTATATCACTAATTTTAGATGTAGTACCATACCTTAACTTAACAGTATGATCTTTAGCCGTGCCACCATTTGTAGTCTTTTTTCTTACAATTTTCACCTCTACACCAGTTATAGTAGCATTAGACGGTATGCTACTAAAATCAAATCCATGTGCAACAAGATATGCAGTTTTACGATTAGTATTTATACCTTCACCACTGGGTAAGGTAGCACCCGAATTGTTGATACTTTTTATACGTTCTGGGTAAATCCATTCAGCACAATAATCTCCATATTTACTCCAAAAAGCTGAAGATGGTGATTTCCACCCTGTATTACCGTAAGTCACACCCATTAGAAATCACCTTTAATATGCTTGTATTTCAAAGAAACCATATGTACTAAGGTCTATTGTTATGTCTCCAAAGAAATTATATGTTTGTCCAAAGTCAAGTACTGTAAGGACATCACGGTTAGTATTATCACGGTATATTATACCATAACGAACATCACTAATTAAATCGGGAAATGTAATATTATTAGCCGTATATATTATTTTACCAGTTTGTGCTTCATTTTTTGTTATACCAGTTAAAGTTTTACTTGAATACCCAGCACAATTAACTACATGATTCCATATACTATCAGTGCTTGGTATACCATTAATTGTCTCTAAATTTACATTTGCTCCACTACGGAATAAGTCCATCTTATATGTTATAGCTCCATTGTTCGTAAGATTATCAACACTAAAAATTGTATTTAACTTTTTTAATACACTTTTGGGTACTTTAAATCCTCCTTCAATAAATGCCATATTTATCACTCCCACATTCTATTAAATACTTCTTTTGCGGTCTTCTCCATTACATTTTCAATATCACTAACACCATAAATATTACCACTAATAGTAATATTAATGTTAGCCTCTTTAGTAACATTAGATGGTGCTCCAGCGGCTTTCACTTTAGGGCTTGTCCAACCATATCCATGCTGGAATGCAGTAGTATCAAAGGTTTTACCTCCTACCACAGCCCAAACATGTCTATCATTACCCCAATAACCACGACCCATACTGGCACTAAGACCAAGTTTATTAGCCAACTCAATAAGAATTTGTGCACCATCATAACAATTAAACGCACCACGTGCAATAGCTTCAGCGTTACTAAACCTATCACCATAATAATATTCATAACGGGTACGACTAATAATATGTGACGCTACAGCCTCAAAAATCTTCAATTTATTACTAAAGAAATCTTTAACTTTAACAACATAACCATAAATATTCATGGGCAAATTCTTCATCTTGTTAAGAGTATAATTACTCCAATTTTCAACAATACCAGCATAACATGTACGTTCATCTTTACATTCTTTAGGATCAATTATACGTCTACCGCCAGCTACCGGTGAACCTGCGGGTAAACCATTATTACGTAATGAATTCAATATCCCTGAAGTCCAATTATCAACAAATCCACCAGCGGCTGTTTTATATAAACTATAAGAACCCCTATTCCCACCAGAACTACTAAAACCTGACGCCGTACCGAGACTACCACCTCCAAGGCTTCTGACAGCCTTACCACCAGCTCCAATCTTACCACCAGCACCACCAGCACCACCAGCACCACCAAACGGGTGTTTAACAAAATTAACAAACTCTTTAATTTTACTATAAAGTGGACTTAAACCATTATCCCATACAGCCGTTTTAACACGCTTAGCCCATCCACATTCAGCAACCATTTTATTCCATTTATCTTGTAACGAACTAAAAGCACTTTTAACATTACTAACCGCCGATTTAAGAGAATCAAATGGACTTTTAATGCGAGTAATAGCATCACGCACACGTGATAAAGCACCAGTAAATGGTGCTACAACACTACTAATACTATTAAATGCACTACGCAATGTAGGGAAACGATTCAATAAACCATCTAAAGCACCAGTAAATGGTGCTACAACACTACCAAAACTATTAAATGCACTACGCAATGCAGGGAAACGATCCAATAAACCATCAATAGCACCACTAATTTGACTAAAAATATCACCAACAACTGGCAAACCACTAAGACTTGTAGTTATTTGTTGAACAAACCCACCTGGTTGGGTTGTTTGATCCACTTTCTTTTCGGGTGTTGATTTATCCACCATTGCAGCACTTACTTTAGGTTTACCTTTAGCTGTAGTTGTAGTTTTTTTACCACCAAACAAACCACTAAGTATACCCCAATCAGATGGTTTAGTCGTAGCATTTATTTCTACATTACTTTTAGTTGGTTTACCACCAAACAAACCACTAAGTATACCCCAATCAGATGGTTTAGTCTTAGCATTTATTTCTACATTACTTTTAGTTGGTTTTTTACCAAAAATACCAGTTAAAACACTCCAACCATCTTTAGCTGTACCTTTAGGTGGTTTAAACATTTTATCAAGTTTAATTTGTGGAGTTTTAATTTTACCAAATCCAGTAGAAGGTATTGTGACTTTTTTAGATGTTTGTTTGTATGGACTTTTAATCTCAGTTAATTTAAATTTTTTAAATGGATTATCTTTTAAATATTTAGTCGGTGTACTGAAATATGCATGCCAAGCAAGTTTATCATCAATACCACGTTTAAGTTTACTACCTTGTAACTGAATCCATGCACTTGCTCTACCAAGCATTGAAGGATCAGTATGCATTCTCCATTGAAGTTCAGCTTGTGCATCATACTCTTTATTCGCTGAAGCAACCCACTTTTTACCTTCAGGTGTACTAAGTGCCCATATAGCAAATTTATCTCCTTTTTCAGCTCTTTTAAGTAATTGTGCGTTAAACCCAGCTTTTTTTGACATTTTAACATTGAAATACATTAAACCTTCCCGTTCTTGGGCTAAACCAGCATATAAACCACCATACATCATCCCCTGTGCTTCAGGAACATCAGCAAACGATACACCCGCTTTTTCATACATTTTTTTAATATTCTCAGTAGTTGTAACTTGACTTATAAGTTTTTCTCCTTGTATGATATTATGTTGTTCTCTAACTTCGTTTAATGCTTCCTCTGCTTCTTTAGCTTTCTGTGCCATTGTAGCTGCATTTTCATGTGCTTTAGCAACTCTATCATTCCAATAAGCCCACTCCTTAGTACCTTCCTTATATTTATTTCTAATTTTAATTAATTCTGATTCTTTCTGTTTCATTGCATCAGCGGCTTTACGGTAACTGGCAATTTTTTGTTCACCATTTTCTAACCAATCATAATATTCCTTCATTACTTGGGTCTGTGCCATCATTTGTCTACCAAAAAACACATACCAAACACCAGCTGCAGCTGCCGCAGCCGCCGCAGTCGCAAAAGCATATGGATGTGCAGTTATAACATTTAACAGTGCACTACCACCAGCTTTAAGTTTATCGAACACTCCACTTAATATACCACCAGCACCACTAAGTAAAGCCATTTTATTACGAGTTAAAAGTGCTTTAACACCAAACCCTTCAGTAGCTTTAGCTGCAAGTATTGCATTTTTTGTTTGTTTACTTGTAACATTAATATCTTTGATTTTCTCTAATCCATTAGCCTTTAATACTGCATTATTTTTAATTAATTCCTGTCGAGTAATACCGTTAATTTTATTAAATTCTTTATAACGTTTATTAATTAAATCCATTACACCATAAGTTTTAGCGTCAAGTAAAGGTATGTGTTTATAATCAGCCTTACCCATTTTACTTAAACGGTTAAATGCTTGAATCTCATTAATATTTCTAATTCTTGTACCAAATATTGGAGTGGCAAACTCCCTATTAAATTTAACATCACCTTTACCAAGAATTTTATTTTTATTTTTAATGTAATCCTCTAAAATCTTTCCTTGTTTTTCAGCCTGTCGCATTTCAATAGCGACTACACGGTCAAGATAACTACCAATATAACCAGCTTCAACTCCACGTGAAGATAAACCAAATGCACCAGCTTGTAACCAACTAATATTAGCGGCACTTGCAGCTGCAGCTTCCACATTCCTAAATGAACGCATACCACCAAGACCAGCTGCAGCCGCTTGTTTTTGTGAGAATGTTAAACGATCATACATAGCACTTAACTGGTTAACCATCATACCTTCCTGTGCCATTGTAGACGTAACATTTTCATGAACAGCAATACTATTACCACTAACAGCAATATTCTTACTTTGACTTGCAGTTAAAGCTTCAGTATTCCTTATTTGTTGACCAAGAACATTAGCATTTTCTTGTACAACAAAACGAAGATTATCTGCACCCTCATCTAAACGACTAAGTTTAGCCATCAATGCACTACCAGCAATGCGTGCCTCTAACATGCTCCAATACATTTTACCAAAAGCAAAAGCAACAATAAGTGCAACACCAGCTAACGCTTGCATAGGAGTACTAAGTTTTCTAAAGCCAGTTATAAGATCACCTGTAAATTTAGCAATCTTAACCATAGGTTTAGCAAGCATATTAAATGCTGGTACAACGACCATATCAATACAATTACTGAGTACCTGTAAAGCATCTTCAGTAGTAGTTATCTCAGTACGAAGATCACTCCATCCTTTCTGTTTACCTATAGCTGTTAACGCTTTAATAAGTGAATCAGTTGTACCAGTATACCCGTATTCTTCTAATTGTTTTTTACCTTGAACTCCAATTTCCTGTAAACGTTTAAACTGTCCATCAAATGCGTCAGCAATAGCAAGATATGCGTCTTCAGCTGTCCTACCATTTAATTGCATCATATTAATAAGGTCAGCCGTTAATGGTATAATATCTTTCATTTGTTTCTGTGTAAGATTATTAAGTTTACCTATTTGTGCTATTGTTGCACCAACTGCGTATTTACTAACTTTTGGGAATTGTGTAACAAATGCGTCTAATGATTTTTCAAAGTCTTTAAAGTTAGCACCATTCTTCATCGTTTTAAAGAATTTCTTCATTTGCTGATCTAATTTAACCGCTTGATATCTTGCATATATAAGATTATTTATAAATCCTCCAAGAACTATCCCAACCCCTATATCACGTATATTGGCAAATACATTACTTCTGAATGCTGATACTTGCATTGCATAGTTAAGCATTCTTTGGCTACGTGTAAGTGTCATAAACCGTTTATCGAGGTTTGCCATTCCACCAGTTGCAGCTTTATTCATTGCAGCGTTAAGTTGCATTAAACCTGCACGGGTGGCAGTTAAAAGATTGCTATATTGAGATTGTGTTATAAGACCGTCTTTAAATGCACCTTCAAGTTTTTTCATTAATGTTGTTGATTTAGCTGCACGTGGAGATAATTGATCAAGTAATGTTATTAATTCTTTACGAAATATAATTGGTAATTTTTGTTCAAATCGACGTCCAGTTAAACCTTTATTAACATTTCTTTGAATATAATTAATATACTTGTTTAGATCATTAACATAACGGTTTAGCATTGCCATTTGTGTTTTAGTGGCGGTAATATTATTTTTTATTTGCCCACCATACATGTTACTTATATCACGGACTAATTTACGGTGTTGTGAAACTTTTATAAGTCCAGCGTCAAGTGCCTTATTGGCTAACTCCATATCTTTAACTATTTGATGATTATCTGTCCTTAAACGTTTATTACTTTTGGACATTATAGTATAATTTTGTTGTATTCTGTTTGTTAATTCATTTAATTGTCGTTCGAACTTATTTTGTGCAGTGGCTTTATCCATTGCAGCAAAAAAGTTGACTATATTTTGTTTACCTTTTCTATCTAATTGGTTTGTTGCTTTAACAGTATTAGTTATATTTTTTTCTACACTTTTAGCAAATGTATCAACTTTAGTTTTCTTTACAGTATTACCTAAAGATCTAATATTATTATCAATAGTTTTAATATTTTTCCCTGAATCCCTAACAGATTTATCTAATTCCTTAAATCCACGATTAAGTTTATGGACATTAGACGTAATATTGGATGCATTATCACTTACTTTTTTAAAATTATTTTCTAAAGCTTTACTATTCTTTGTAACATCTTTAAATGCTTTATTAAGATTATTACTGGCTTTACCGATAGCATTCATTTTACGGTTAAGTTTATCTAATTCCCTATTAACCGCTTCAATATTACGTTTTAATTCTTTAACATTTTTATTAACAGCATTAAAACTACGATTAAGATTACTAAAACTAACCTTATTAATACCTTTGACTTGACTTTCAAACTTATTAAGTAAACGCATTAACCTACCCAAATCCTTAGCGGCATCATTAATATTAATTTCAAAAATCGCTGAAATACTACCAGCAAAAGCCATGAATACCCTCCATAAATTATTATTTTATACTTAACATGTTAATATAAGATGCAAATCGTTCAGCCCAAATTTGCATTATTTTTTCTTTATTCACTTTAAGACTATATTCTAAGAAATTATATACAGGTTTGTGTCCAGGGTAACGTTTAGGATGTTTCCAACCAGGATGTGTATGAACACGTTCAGCATACATTTGATTTTTATAAGTATCATAAGCAACATATCCAACAATAGCTTTAGCATAATACTTATCCCTATTAATATCATAATAAAATCCACTTTGTAGTGTACCACTCGCAATACGACCCCTATCACGTGGAGGATCAGCATTACGAGGAATATAATCTCTTGTAAGTTCATCAAAATATTCAGTACTATGATAAAGTATCCCATAAGTATAATGAGGTAACCATCCATAAAAACTTTTAGAAAATTTATAAACCTGACTATAATCCAGTTTAGCATTAATTTTAAACAATTTCAATCACCAATAATATCCATAACAAACTCAGCTGCACGTGGATCCTCAGGTGGCACATCATCATTTATAACAATTTTACCTTTATCTCCAGTACTTTTAGCTTTATTAAATTCCCGCTCTTCCTCCTTAATCAAATTCTGTTCCAATTCATATAAAATCCAAACATCATCATCATACATTTCAAAAAAATCACTATAACTAACAGCACCCTTAAAACGCTTCAAAAAGAAATAAAGAATTTCATGATACCACTCAATGGTAGGCTCAGAATTGAAAGGAAGTATCAACAAGATTCAATTGACTATTAATAGCCATATCAATTATACGTTTTTTTACTTCCTCTATCTCTGTTTTACTACGTTTTTGTTTATAATATGGTTGTAGTAAGTGTAGTGCCTGTGCAAGGTAATATTCATCCTGTTCAAGGTCAAATATTTCTTCAGGTTCAAAGGGTTCTATTAGTTCAGCAACCATTTCCCCTGTAGCCAGCATTACTTCCCGCTGATCTTTAGCTTTTTCAAGTTTTTTTACATATTCTTCCTCAAAATTTACAAGTTTACCAATCTTTACTTTTTTAAATTTTCTTTCTTTACCACCAAATACAAATTTATTCATACTTTTTCACCTCAAAATATCCATTAAAAAATGTAAAATATGATTAACCAAATACATTAATTTTCAATAAAAAAAATATAATGTATATGTAACTTATGGTGTTATATGTAAATCACTTAACTGACTAATACATGTTATGGTTACTATTGGGTCGGTTAGGTGTGTTGCACCTTTAAATTCGGCTTCAACTGTTTTAGTGTCATCACCAGATTCACTTTCAGTGAATTTAAGATTTGCTTTAGGTATATCAAATTGTAAAGTGTATTTATAGTCAGTTCCACTTACTGATTCTATTAATCCACCCTCATATTTAAACCTTAATGATTTTGTAAGGTTATTAGGTGACATGGTTGTACCAGTGAGTGAACCAGTAGCCCATAACCTTTCATATTCAGTTCCAGTATATCTCATTTTAAATGAACCTTCAACTGTTAACTCTTTTACGTCTTTAACCACTGAACCTATAGCTGTACCCGCACATATACTGGTGTCAATGTTATTTGATATTTTAATGTTACCTTCAGTCATACAGGGTATTTTATCAATTTCCTCGTTAACCCCACCAACTTCACCCATATATGCTGATAGTTGAGATGATTTAAAGGATGGTGGTGCATTAGATGGGAATGTAAGTGTTGGTTCGGTTTTACCATACTCTGGGAAGTCGGATATATATTTAATTTTAACTTCAGGTGGTTTCTCAGCATCCAGTGTGACTTCCAATTCATCAGCTATAGCATTTGGGAAACCACGTGCACCGATTGTTGAATAATTAAATCCATGTGTAATTGATACTTTTGGTAAATCATTATCGGTTGGTGTAAATATATATTCTTGTGTTTTTGTACCGTATGATTGTTTCTGGTATGTACCGAGTATATGGTACATGAAGTCCTCTAATCCTTGTTCTGGTCTTAACCTGTCAGTGAAAGATGGTGCAGCGAATCCTTTAGTTCTATCTTCACCGAGATATAATGACCTTGTCCCTGTATGTCCACGGTCTTCCTCGGTCTCTATTTCTATTCCACTTTCAAATTCACTAAATTTAATAAAAACTGTGGGTGTACAATAATTTTGGCTGCATTGTGTAGTTAATCCAGCGTAGTGTAAACTGTTTGGTGGTGTTGGCATCATTTATCACCTTTCTCTTTCTTTTTAACCACACTAACTACTTTATAGTTAGGTGTTAGTTCTAATCTTTTAATCATTTCAGTATTTTTATCATCTACTTCAAATTCAAACCCTTTAGTTATATCTGTACCGATGGGTATAATTCCCTCCAATTCAAGGGTTACATTTCTGTGTGGAACATTTCCAACATATTTAAATTTCAATTTTTACACCTCATAATTTATTCTAAATTTAACTATTGATACGTGTGCAAAGTGTTCATTATTTTTGTAAAGGAACATGTTTGTTATGTCGCTTGATACGAAGTTAAAATCTATAATTTTATCTGGTAATTTACCATTTTTTACTTCATTTGTGAATATTTTTATCATCATTTCTTCAAATTTATATAATGTTTCGTATGATTTGTCTTTTGGTTTTGGTGGTATATGTAATTTGAATGATATGTCACATTGTACAGTGGTTTTATCTATTGTTATGTTGATACTGTTTATTGTTTCTCGTTGTATTGATATTGCTGGTAGTTGAGTGGATTCATTTATGAATATGTCACTATTGTAGATTGGTATTCCTCTGAACTCATTGTTGGATTTTATTGTATCTTTGAAGTATGTTAGTATTTGTGGGTATATTGGGTCATTCATATATTACACCACTTATATCCACCTATTGGTTTAAGTTTACCTTTAGTGATAGTTACTCCATCGTTTATATAGGTTTCTATCCATGTATTGGCTTTATTTATTAATTCTTTAGTGTATTCTATGTCTCGGTTATTTGATAATTTATTTATGAGGGTTGATACAGTTATAAGGTATGCTGCATCAGTTAATTCTGTTGGGACATGATCTAACCCAATCATATTTTTTATGTATTGTTCAGCGTTACCGTAATGTAAATCTATTTCCTCTATTGTAATATTATAATCATCATTAAAAGCTACACATTTATATAATTCAAGTGTAGTGTAATTGGATGGGAATGATATTTTTACACTCCTTATATTAGATAATTCCCTGTTACGGTTATCGAGTTGTCCACTTAATTCAAAATTGATTTTTTGAACTTTATTTGCGGGTATGGCATTATTATATTCTACTTCCTTTTTGCTAATAGTGGCATTGAAACCTTCACAGAGATCAATAATGCATTTATCAAATTCAATATCAACTTTAAGGTCACATTCAATATATGAACGGTCATCAAGGTTAAGGGTAGGATAACAATTAATTATTATGTGATTATTATTTTCTATCTTTAAACCATTACTCATACTTGTATATGAATTAGTAAGAGTAGCGGATGGACTGATACGGTTAAGTATATTTTCATCAAACTTCAAAATGGGTATACGGTCTATAATAAAATCATCATAAAGGTCGAGAACACGGTTATAGTCAATCAACGCTGTATCCCCTGAAAAATGTAAAAAATAAAAATTTAAATTTCACAATTAGGCTGTGAAATTGTTACTGTACAATATTCTTTGTGGTGATGTTATACCTACACCGACGGATGCAAGCATTCGTATGGTGTATTCTTTAGGTACGTTCCATGATTCTGGTTCTTGTACTGTAACGTTTATTATTGGTGCGATGTGTTCCATTCCTGTTACAACGGATGGATTGTATGCACCGTCTTCTACACCGTAGTAGATGTTTCCGAGTGGTATGTTTTTATCGAATCCGAATAGTTCTCCATTGTTTTGGAACATAGAGGATCTCATGAATGTGGTGTCCATGTATTCGAATCCACGTGCATCCCATCCTTCAATTATTCTGTTCTGGGTTAGTATTTCATTAGCGTTTAGTTGTTTCCTTACGGCTGCAAGGTCTGATTTGGTCATTACGAGTGTGTCAAGTTCTTGTGAATAGTCATCAAGGTCGTAAGCTACTTGTAAGTCGAGTAATGCTTCATGGACGCTTGACTGTGTTCCTATGAGTTTTTTGGATAGTGATGGGTTATATATACCTTCGGATATTGCTTTTGCTTTTGCTGCGGTATATGTTATTTCTTCGATTTCTCTACCGAGTCCATAAGCAAGTTTTTTTATCTTATCAAGGAGTGTTCCAAGGACAACTCTCCTTTTAAGTAGGTTGTTTGATATGGTTAATCTGTAACCGAATTTGGTCACTGTCCCAGTTTCAGTTGAGTAACCTTCAAGTCTTATTTCCTCTAATTGTGCACCTTCAGCGAGTAGTCTTGGCTTGTGCTGTTGCCCGGCAGTTATTGCCTTTTCAGGATTACTGTCATCTTTTATCCATGTGAAGGTGTCATCATCTATACTTACAGGTTCAAAGAATGGTGTCATTCTAAGTCCTTTTAATGCATATTCAGATACAAGACCCTGTAAGTAGTCTCGATTAAACAATACTTCATTAATATCAAATTCCATTTATATCACCTTATTGGGTTGTGTACTCCTGTTTGCTTACACTTACGCAGTAAACATCTATGGATTTACCGCTATTACGCAGTAAACATCTATGTATTTACCACTATTTGCTGGGGCTTCATCTAATGCTTTGAATATTACACCCATTTCGGGTACTGTTGATGCTTTGTCGAAGGATGTACCATTCCATACGATGTAGTCGCCGACTGATACGGCTGTATTTGTGTCTGATAGTTTTAGGTGGTATATTTCTGTTGGTTCTATGAATACGATTGTTGCTTGTCTTTTTGGCATTCCACTGGCTGTTGGTGGTACGCCACGTGGGTCTGCAAGGACTACACCTATGAATTCGTTATCTGAGGCTTTAACTACTGTTCTGGGTGTACCAGGTTTGAATTTTACAGCGTCTCCTCTTTTTATTTCAGATGCGGATACGTATCCTACATCTGATCCTTTTGCTGATACTATTTCTGTTTTTGTGAATGTTCCTTCATCTAAGTAAAAGGCTAACCTTTTACTTCTATCCTGTGTATCAAAAAAGTCAGGCATTTTTATTCACCTCATTATTTTTTTGTCTTTTTAGGTCTTCCTCGTTTTGAGGTTGTTTTAGGTTTATCTTTATTTTCTTTTGCTTTTTTTGGTTTTGGTCTTACTATTATCTCGTAATCTTCAAATTCAGCTTTTATTTCACCGTCAATAAAACCGTAAAGTTTTATTAATTCTTTCTGTAAGTAGTCTACTATATCTAATGGCATTTTTATCACCTAAAAAAGAATAGAAAGAATGAACATGAAAGTATTACTCCCTCAATAATATTAACACTACCCATTACTACGTTAACCCATATTTCTTTTTAAACTCCTGATAATCAAATATATCACTGGATTCCTCTGATTCCTCTAATTCCTCAGATTCAACATCAACACTTAACCCTTTAGGTGGAGTTGAAATCTTAGATTCCTCCTTCATCTTATTATAAAGGATTTCAAGTTCATCAATTTCAAGTTTCATATAAACGTCCCGTAATGGATCAGATTCATCCTCCACCAATTTCTCTACAAATTTAAGTTTCTGTCCCTCTTTAAATGAATCATATTCTTTAATGATAGCGTCTTTATCCTTTAAATCCTTAATTAATTTATCACGCTCAGCATTAACCTCTTTAAGTTTATCATTCAATTCATCTAATTTTTTAAGTGCAGATTCATACTTAGCCTTTAATTCACCATATTCTTTAGCAATATCTTCACTCATACTATCACCTCTACTATTTTCAGTATTATATATAGTATCAAGAATAGTGATCGTAGACTTATCTCTAACCTCACCATCCGTAACAACTATACCATTAAGAACACCATCTTTCACAGTAAAAGTATTAAGATCAACAATATCATACTGCGTAGGGACAGCCTCAATACTAAAACCAACCTTTTTATCCTTTAAATCCTCAGGTAACAACATTTTAGCATACAATTTACCATTACGATATTCTAAACCTTTCACTTCACCAATTTCATCACCTCCATGATCATCCCACTCCAATTTAACATCCTTAGAGGACGCTAAACTTTCAAGGAACTCATCACTATAATAAAGATTACCATTATCATGCTTAAACAAACCCTTACTAACAACAGGTTTTTCTACTTCAAAATATTCCATAAACAAACACCTCCAACAAAAAAAGAATTATACATCAGGATACAGATCCTCATTACCCAGATCACGTTCCTGTTTATCCTTCTTTTTACGTATAGTCTCTAATTTAAGATTGTAGTTATATGCATTCATACCAGTTTTAGCCCAATCATCCGTTGAAATCTGTGCATTACCACTCTGATCAATTAAAATCTTACCCATATCTTTATCAATCTTATCTTCCCAATCATCACCATATATAGCCTTCAATTTATCCATATTAGACGCATACTCTTTAAAGTAAGTCCTAATGACCAATTCACTTGGTAACTCAGGATATAACGATTTAAGCCTAACACCAATCTCAGATAATGTCATTGCATCATCATTAATATTATCAACATATTCAAGGAATACATTACCAACGGCATCAGGATATTTAAGACTTAACTCATAATCAATAATCTCCTTATTAACAATACTGGTTATATATTCACGTATATATTTAATAACACCTTTATAACCTGTATCACTACTAATCTGTTCATGTGCAGTAGCTTTATTAGTACTATCACTGAAAAACTTACTTTCAGGTGTCAATAATGCCATAATAATAAGCCTATGAAGATACTGTAACGGAATAGTATATTCAGGAAGGAAAGAATTACCAATAACATTAGGACTAACACCATAAGGGTAAACAACAACATCCTTACGGTTAGTTTCAGCAAACCAGTCCATCACTTTATTAAGAAAACCATCATCAACATTACTACTATCCACATTCTCATTACCAATCTCAACACCAATAATAGAACCAGCCTTATGGGCAGACAAACGAATATAATTCATCAAACGAATAGTAGTATAAGCAAGATCAAGAACAGGATAAAGAATAGAACTACCATCCCCATTCTCATTATTCCAAACAGTATAAATAACTTCCTCAGGTTCAAAATGAACAGTCTCATAACCTTTATCTTCAGTTACAAGTTCTTCAAATTTACCACTACGCCAATTACTTGGCAATTTCTCAGACTTAATTAATTGTGCATAACCAAGAATATCATTAGTAATAGGATCACGTATAACTTTCCACCTATAATCTTCACCATCATTTAAAAGAAATTTTAATTTAAGTGTACCATCCTCAACATAGCGATTAACAAAACATGCACCATCAATAAGAGTACGTTTAAGGAGATTATCAATAAAATTACTTAAATCCCATTCTTTAATCTGTTCCTCTATATAATCCCTTGCTTCCTCATAACCATCATTACACTTAATAATAAATTCAGTGTTAGTATTAATAATAAGGTTATTTATAACAGCATTAATAACAGGTTCATTATGATAAGCATAACGATAATTCTTAATAGACCGTCTAATTTTAACTGGTAAAACTTCATCAAAATCCAAATAATCATTATCCTTACCATCTTCGAGTAAACCATAACTAACATTCAATGGAAACTTTTCAGGTGCATCCTCTATAACACCACTACTAATTCTGTTAAAAATCTTAAACCTATCAAAAAAACTCATACATAACCACCACTTGCATTTAATTTAACAAATTTCTGTAAATTATCCATACCTTTCTTTTCAAAATTACATAAAAAGTTATAACCCATACTTAAAGCGTCAACCTGGTCATCATGAGATGAACGATTAGGTATAAAACTCTCCATCTCATGGAATAATGCATCATTCCAAGGTGCAGTAAAGTAATGAATTAAACCCTTATCAATAGCAACAGCTAAAGGCATAGCACGTTCCTCTTTACTTCTACTTGGAAACATCCAATGTAAAGGAAACCCTGCAAGTACACGTTCAAAATAATTTTTCATAATTACTCCAGCACCACCCGGCTGTTGTTCAATAACAATATAAGTACCTACAGGATCATTAAATGCACATTTAAGTATTCTTTCTTCAACAGTTGACGGTTGACCCCTAAAACGTTGAATATCAGTAATATAAATTTTACCAGAAACCCCACGCTCTAAAAGTATGCCAACAGTATAATCAGGATCTTCAGTAGTATCAGCTGTAACAGCAATATCCCAAGCCCTACACCTTGCAATAACAGGTTCATCAATACTAACACAACGAATCATATTACGAGTATTAAACAATCCACCTTCACGTGGTTTAGGATCCTGCATATAAAGTGCATTCCACCAAAAATCACCAACATCATTTTTAATTTGAAGCATACGCCTCGTACTAAACCTTGATTCCCATATAGATTTACCATTTTCATCTAACGCTGGATATATAAGTTTATACCAGCGTTCATCATCATTTTCTTCATCTGCAATTTCTAAAACTTTACCGGTAAGATCATCTTCAGCCCAACGGGTCTGTATAAGGATTATTGCCCCATCAGGTTCAAGTCTTGTATAAGCTGTAGACCTGTACCAGTCCCATATTTTTGTTTTAATCGTTTTACTCATCGATTCTTCAGCGTTTTTTATAGGGTCATCTATTATGAGTACATCTGCACCTTTACCTGTTATTGAACCACCGACACCTGCAGTGTTCATTCCTCCAAGGTGTGGTGATTTAAGGTCCCATGAATCACGGGCTTTACTGAGAGTATCAAGTTCTATACCCCAATAATGTCCATATTCTTTTATAAGATCACGTGCTTTTTTACCAAAAGTTGCAGCAAATGAAGCTTCGTATGCTGCAAGTATAATACGATGATCTGGATTATTTATAAGATACCATGCTGGAAAGATATGACTGGTTGTTAATGATTTACCCATACGTGGAGGTAAATTAATTATTAACCGTTTAATTTCTCTATTATTTATCATACGGAATGCATTAGCCATTTCAAGCAAATGTGGTGCAAATTGGTATTGTGGATATACGAATTTACAAAATGATGGAAAATGTGCTTTTATTATAGCTAATTCATTCTGATCCATCTTTATCATCCTCAATTATCTCAGCGTCTATACTGTTATCCATGTCCATTTTACGTGTTATTCGTTCATTAAGCATTTCCCATGCTTCTTCATCGCTAAGAATCATATCAACTACTTTTTTGTCCTGTTTACGTTCTTTATCTTCCTGTGGTCTTTCTGGTGCACCACCGCTAAGCATAACATCAATTTCAATTAAAGTTTTAAGGTCACGTGGTGATTTAATATCAAATGGTATATCACCATCTTTGACAGGTTTAATATATTTTTCGAAAACGGTTTTACGTATACTTTGACGGTAAATATCACATATTGCTTCAAATTCACGGGCATTGCTTATTCGCATTAATTCGAGTTGTTGATTATCAAGTACTCTTACACGGTCTTTCCATGCATATTTACTTGCCCACGTACTAATTGTTTTAGGTGAGGCTTGTATTAGTGGATGTTCAGCTACTTTTCTATATGAACGGTCATCTCCAAGTGCATAAAATATTTCAAATGCAAGTTTTGCTTTCTTAGATTCACTGACTGGTTTATTCTTTATAGAATAAACATCAATCATTTCCACCATTATATTTCACCTTAATTTCTTTATTGCAGTGTGGACATTTAATAATACTATTTTTTTGGTCTATTTCAACCGTTTCATCTATATCAACTGGTTCAGATTCACCCATTTCATCAAAGTCTTCAGTAGCATTACTTGGAGTTATTGTATTACCATCACCATCAAAAACACCAATATCAAAATTATCAACATCAACACTGGTATCCTCAAATAACGCCATATCAATCTCAAAATCACTTAACCCACTATAATCCAAACCAATATCAGTATGAACCAATTCATTAATAATATCATTCAATTTATCTTCAACAAAAACACCACTAATACGATTTAAAGCAATATTAAGCGACTTTTCCCTATGAAGTGGAATATCAACAACAGCACACATTACTTTATCATAACCTAATTCTTTAAGTGCTTTGTACCTATGGTTTCCACCAACAATAGTATAACCAGTCCTCTTATTAACAACTAAAGGTTCAACTAAACCCTCTAACTTAATAACTTTTTTTAAATTTTCAAAATCTTCCTTACTCATCTGTCTTGGATTATAATCAGCCATTTTAATTTTTTCAATTGGTAACTCTTTATATTCAATCATAATTTTCACCTAAAAAAATAATTTTAAAATATTTTAAAAATAATATCAATAATAAGTACACATAAAGTTAAAAGTAACGTAAAAATAAGTCCATATCTTACAGATAATTCACTAATATTTTTACTGACTATTTCATCCTGTCTATCCTCTAACTCTTTAATGGAGTCTTTTATACATTTAATATCTTCCTCTTTTATACGTTTAACCTCCAAACTCACCAGTTCAATATAACTACGCAATTTAATAGCCTCTTTCTCATTCTTCTCCAATTGCATTTGAATATAATCAATTTTAGAATTGATTTTATCCAAATCCTCTTTAAGTTTCTCAAAATAAATTTTAAGTTCCCCAATATCCATCCAAACCCCCACACAAAAATTAAAATAAAAAAATTAACATTCTTCAGATTCTTCAAGGCAACCGATCCTATCAGCCACATACTTTATTTTATCTGGGAACATCATGTCCATAACTGCAAGGAATATTCCAACCATAGTAACTATAGTGGAATAGTCACTTGATGTTACATTAACTCCAGCTACAACAAGAAATATAAGGAAAATATCACTAAGCACTGTAGTTAACTTACCCATTTTACTATCTATTTTATACTCCATATATATCACCTCAACTTTTTTAATGGAACATATTATCTTTAGGTTCAGGTTGTTCTTCAACGGTATCTTCACTATCAGCATTCCCTACAAGTGCAATATAATCAATTAAATCTTTAGGGACAGTAATAAAAATTGGATGACCACTACCATTATATTTAAATGATATAAATGAATCATCCTCATATATAAGGTTACAATTAGTATACATCGTATCAGCTATACTAATATTAACCAGAACATTCTTTACACTTGGCATAAAATCTGTATTAGTACTTTCACAGTATTCACGTATACATGCTTTAACATTTCTTATTATTTTATCTTTTTTAAACATATTTTTACACTCCAATTTCCACAAGATATGGACATTCCTTGTCTATATGGAACGTTTTACTATTAACAACAAGATCTTTATTAACATCTAACCGTATAAATGATTCTGGTGAAGCTGGGAGAGTCATATAATCAGCGTAACTATTACCGTATTTAAGAAAATGTCCACTGTAAACGTAATCTTTACGTTTATAGCCTTCGGAGGACATAATCGGGATACTAATATGCCCACAATAATGATTATGTCCTTCCATGAAAACATCAGCATCAATGTGCTGAGTATCACGGATTATTTTACCGAAGGCTGTATGTAAATACTTAGATGACCCCGACCCATGCCTCCCATAAAATTTAAAGTCTTTACCATTTATTTTGATATTATCAATGAACTGACTACCACAACCACAACGTAACTTTTTACTTATAATCTTATTAACATCAAAATGATAATCCTTATAAAGCCTTGCTTCATGATTACCAATACATGAAAATCTCACATACCGTTTAAGTGGCTTAAATGTGTTAATTACAAAGTCAAGTTGTTCATCAACTGTACTATCACTACAAAAAGCACTATTACCCACTTTTAGGCTTCCACATTCAATAAGATCGCCAAGGAGATAAATTACAACTTGACTTTTAAGTTCATTTATTTTATCAATCAAATAATCAATGTAATCATAATTACAATAAGTGCTTCCAACGTGTAAATCGCTTATTGGAAACACATATAATTTTTGTGATCCAGATAATTTAACGTTCAACTGTTTCATATCATCACGCAATCAATGATTTTTACCATTTTTAACATAAAATCCACAATAAATACAAACGTAACCATGTTTAAAGTGAGTTAAGGGTTTCCCACAAAACCTACACTTCATAATATGCACCTTCAATAATATTAACACTACCAATTACTACAAACCAATACGCTTACGTTCACGTTCAATAAACCGTTTCTCAGCCTCAAAATCAGCTTTATAAACATCACTCTCATAAAAATGTGTATAATCCTTTAACATATTAAAAAAAGAATCCTTACATTTAACACAACAAAACTTACTAATCTGATTATATTTAAACACAGTAAACGGTTTACCACACCAATAACAAATACGATTAAACAGCAACTTAGTCCTATGCTTTTTCAAATTATTAAAACGATACTTACACTTATCAGAACAAAAAGTATTATCACATTCAGAACCACACCACAAACAAACCAAAAAACCACCCCTAATTACTCAGTATAATAATAAGGATATAATTTACCAATATACTTTAAATTCCAACGATTATTATACCAAACAAAAACAGCTTTATCAGTCCCACCCACCCCTAACCGAACATCACAAGTATTATCAACAAAATCAGCAACCTCAAAATCATCAACACCAAAATAATCCAACAAAAAAGGAAACAACAAACAATCCCTACAATTATCAGGCTTGTCCTTACACAGCTGTTTATCAATCAACTCTTTAGGATATAATTTATAAACTCTATCCCTATCATCATAAACACAAGCATGAACTACGACTTTTCCCATACAATACACCTTTTACGAATAACATTACTATACGATTTATAAGCAATTTCAGCTTCCTCTCGAGTATCAAAACTACCAATATGATACAATTTACCCCTATACTTAATTTTAGCAACCCAACGACCTTCCTGTAAATAAACACCGCTGGATATGCGAGTATCACTACGATTCATAGCATTATAACGAACATCAACAGCACGCAAATTACATAAACGGTTATCTAAACCATTATGGTTAATATGATCAATAATCTCACCATCTTTAGCAAAAACATTATGGAATCGCTGTTTACCACCAATCGCCTTAGGATTACTACATTTAGCATAAAAAGTTTTAGATGTATAAGCATCTTCAGGATACCAATTAGCTAAATTAACTACATCCTCACCCTCCTTACAATAAAGAAACCTAAAAACACCATCCTTATATGGTCTTTCATAAATTTTAACTTCACAATTTTTACATTTTTTACAAAGATACCTAAACTTCATTCCAAACCCCGCTGATACATCTTAAAAATATCATCAACCGCCAATTTAGCTTTTTCATAAAATAACTCAAGAGACATATTATTATAAATAATATAATCAAAATATTCATCAGATAACTTATATTTACCTTTATCGCGTATAACACGCTTAATATCTATATCATCAACATCACGGACAATTTTAATAGCATACATACGATAATCTTTAGGATAATAATTATCCTTCATACTCTTAATACTTTCTTCATCAAAAATACCAATATTATACTTACTAAGCATACTTGAAATAGTCACATAACGATATCCACCATAAATAGTCCTCGCTATAACATCGTCACTATCCCAAACTTCATCCATTTCATCATCACTTAACTGTATATGTGTCCACCTATCAAGATCATCCCGCAAAGGTCTGTTCGTATAACTACGAATAAAATTTAATTCAGTAAACAAATCACAAACATATTTACACATAGTAGATTTACCGACACCACTATTCCCAGCAACCATAATAAGTAAAGGAGGAACCACCATACACACCTCACATAAAATTAAATTTCAGTTTTATATAAATGTAAATTATTACTATAAACCCGCATATTACCCATACCAATCTGTTTACCGCTGTAATCATTCAAACGCTTAACAAGAAACTTAGTAAGAGAATTAATACCACACAAATTAGGGTAATATGCATTTATATCATGACTACGATAAATAACAGTAACATAAAGCTTATTTTTAAATAATTGAAATTGTAAATGGTTTAAACACGGAACATCTTCAATAAACATATCTTTTGAAACATCCCACAAAGACATAACCGCTCTACGGGTAAAAACACCACTATCCAATTGTTCTTTTAATTTTGTTTCAACATATTCAAACTGATTATATTTATCATTAAAATCATGTATACGTTCACCATAAGTATAAATAAACCCATTTACATTATTACAAAAAAATTGGTTAACATAATCATCTAATTTTTCACCATACCAGTAATCATGCTTACCCCAAATGTTAGGATATTTAACTTCACTAACAACATTTAAAACTGATTTACACGCACCACGCTCAGTAATAATATCTTCACCACATTCAAGTACAAATCTATACAACTTATTATATGTATCATGAATATTTGTTCCACTAATAATACTATCACATAACACCAAACCACCCCAAATAAGATAATCACAAAAAAATAATATTATAGTAATAGTATATAAAGTTTACTATCTAATCATATCAATATATTTACTAATAGTTGCACCTCGTTGTCCATTATAAACCCCATCATAAGGTTTATCACAACCACTTGTCAAATAATGGAAAGTTATTTGACCAATAGGAAACCCAACCTTTAACTTAATGGGCTTATTACTACAATTAAACAACTCATAAGTCAAATTACCATAAAAACCAGCATCAATAAGCCCAGCACCAGTATGAGTGAATAGTCCAAGCCTACCAATACTACTACGAGTATGATAAATACCACATAACTTATCGCTTAATTCAAAACTTTCAATACTACCCGCTAATAAAAACTGCATAGGCTCAATAACAACACAATCATCTTTAACTTCAACTAATTCACCATCAACATCTCGCACTTCATCAGAAATACGAATATCATAACTATTAGGTCTAACAAGCTTAGAACAAAACGGACTAATCTTTAAGTCACCATTCTTAATAGCATACCTTATACCATAATCAGACAAAATCATACAATTTCACCCCACAAAATCAAACAAACGCTTCTGTTTACGTTTACTTTTTAAATTAAACCTATTAACAACCTTTTTAGCTATACCTTCAACCCATTTACGATCAATAATAAAACCTCCAGTTGGTTCATGGCTATCAGGAAACATAATAACATCATAACGCTTTAACTCACCATTCTGAGTAGTTAAAGGAAATGTTTTAACTTTACAAACATTATAATAAAATCCTTCAATTGGTTCAGCTAAACCCATATCAATCATATAATTATGTCCAGTGTCAAGATAATTAATAACTTTATTCCTATACTTATGTTTAATACTAAAATATGAAACGGGCTTAGTAGATATAGCATTACTTATAAAATTATTAACTTCATTCATAATTTCACTCTCATACTTTAACCCGACATTAAATATCAACTGAAGAACATAATCAACTAAATCATTCTCAAACTTACTACCATTTATTTTATGAAACGACCCACCCTTAGTCTTTATAACACCATCTTTAACATACGCATAATTATTCTTATTCACAATCCAAAGTTTCTCATATAATCCTTCATAATCAAGTCGTAAGTACTCATTTACTTTACCAGTAATCTCATATACTACATTATCCACTATACTATTAAGTATACGTTGTGTTTCATCTATATCAAACGGTGAAATAACAAAGATAGAATCAGTTTTACCATATATAATATTAATACCAAACTGTTTAGATCTACGAATAAGAGACTTTAACAATGTTCTACCCATCCAAGTGGTAGTCGCAGCAAGATATGTGCCACCTAATATAAACTTAGCGGTAGCTTGGCTAAGAACACCATACACACTATTCACAAGAATCTTAACCGCCATTTCCTCATTCTTTAAACCCTCAGATTTAAACTTATTACGAAGATTAATCAGTTCAGTGATATATTCAGATAAAACACCACTATCTTTAACTTTAACACGTTCAAAATCTATAACAAGGTAATCATCATGGAATTCATTAACAGAATTATAAAATTTACGATCATCTTTATTATAAGACTTACAATCCTTTAAAGTATAATTCTCAGGTGATAAATTCAAAGTACGAATAATATTAGGATACAAAGCACTAAAATCAAAAACCATCACATTCTCATAAAACCCACTATTATTAACATTATAACCACCACCATAAGCACCATAATGCTTATAATCATATTTACTTAAACATTTACCATCCTCATAAAGCCTCTTATTATAAAAAGAATTCACAATATGACTATTATGATGAACTTTATTATAATCAAACCATGTAAGTTTCCAAAGAGACTCCATAAACCCCTCAACATTCAATTTTTCATATAATTCTTTAGTAACACGGACATCCTGAATGTTATACTCTAAAAGAGTATCATATTCCTTATTATTCCAAAGACTAACAGGGTTATCAACCTCCAACTTCCTTGAAATCCCCAATTGTTTAGCCATACTATCCAAAGATCCAGTAATAAATAATTTATTGGCTACAAGCATAACATCTGTTTCAATATAATTATTTTTATCAAAAATAATACCATTAACATCACACCGATACTGAAGATATGGTGTATCAAACCCAACACTATTAAACCCTACAATACCAAGAACATCATTATCATTCAAATAATTAACAAATCGTTCAAGCAACTCTTTTTCATTACCCTCGTTAAGTAAACAATGTTCTTCGCCTGTAAAACTATCAATAAAACATATACTTGTAATAATACCTTCACTTGGATCTAACGAAGTAGTTTCAATATCATAAAACACTTTACGATAATCTTCAGGTTCAATATTATAATAATGTTTAAGTTTAATAGCCATACGATAATCATAAATCCTATGTCCATTATCCTTAATATAAGGTAATGGAAACGTTAAACCTATATAATTCTCATGAGACCGCCGAATATAATACTTTTCACCAGTATAAACATCAATAAGTGGTCTACCCATAGTAGGCTTTTTTGATAATTTATATAAAACTTTAGGGACACGTTTAACGCAAAGTTTCCCATTACTATAATACCTTATAATTCCATACCCCTTTTTAACATTTAAACATATCATCGGCAACAACCTCAATATCTTTTATAAAATCAAAATCATAATTAAATTCTTTAAGATAATCAGGTTTAGACACATGTGTAAAATTACCTATACCATTATATGGTATGCTTTTAGAGGCAACTAAAACATTACCGTACCTTATAGGGTCTAAAACCTTAAAATCATTATATATATCTTTAACTATATCCTCTCCAACCATATCATTTATAATTTTTAAATGTTTTAAATCAATCCTCAATTTATTAAGATTATATTCCTTATTTTTAATGTAATATACTATTGGATTTTTACCTCTACCTTCATAAAACTCGTTAGGTAATGTAAAGAAATCTATATAACTTGTTAAACCATTACGAAGTATATTATGAAGTTTTTTACGTTCATCTACAACTTCACTTATAACATTAGTTAACTCTTTACGATCACGGAACATTTTTAAAACGTTATGTACAGTAAAAAAGTGTTTACTATCCTCAAAATCATGAATATCAATACTATTATCAAGAAATGTATTATCTAATTCATTAAGAAAAACTTTCATATAGTCTCCTTCAACCACATCATAATGTTCACATAACATCTCAAAAAAGTTCAATTCGTTTGTAGACACCATAAAATGTGTATTACTAATAACATCCTTTTCAAATAAACTTAAATAACAAAATACATCCTCAGAACTAACATAAATATAATTAGTATCATTAATCTCATAAATATCCTTATTAGGAAGATTAAATAACGCTAAAGTGTTAACCATATTCAACTCTTTATCAATAATCCTCCTATATACTTTATTATGTTGATAAATATAATTAAAAAATGATTCATAAGGATTAATAACTTTAACGTCAAAATTAATCAAAAACTCAATATAATCCCTAATCTTAGACTTAATATCATTCACATAATCATTATAATAATCAGTATCACCAGCAACATTATACCATGATTTAAAACTATTAAACAAATCATCAGTATCAAGATTAGGAGTAAAAATTATACCCCTACTTTTATCTTGATCGCTAATAATCGATTCATTAGCAACTTTAGTAAAACTCATAGCCGAAGTGCCCTTCAAAACAATATCTTGTATATTCTTATTGTCATTAGCCATCTTTTTAGCTCGATATTCACCTTCACTATTAAGAATTTTAACAATATTCATAACTTCCTGAACAACCTCCATAGCCTCAGGAGTACCCATATCCCCAAACCTTATAACTTTACGATCAAAAAAGTATGGATTATCATGACACAAAGCTCTAAACGCTGCAGGAGTACTATAATTAAGATTAATATAATGATGATCGTGAACTAATTCAAATGCAGTATTTTCAATATGAGATTTACCAGTTGCCGCTGCAGATTCACTGAAAATATTAGTAGCATTACCTTTAGCTGTATTAATAATAGCACTTAAAACCTTAATAACATTATTAGCTTCACCCGCAACTAACCAGGTAGTAAAATCACAAATATAACCTATAGGATTAATGTTATTATTTTTAAAATAATCATAAACCATACGACCATTATTAATATAAGCTGTTATAAGTTCTTCACTAATACCATTATCTGACTTATTACTATTAACTTCATCAATAATATTAGATTCCATTTCAACAAACTTACTAACAATGCCATTATAAACTATATTAAAATCATCCATAGGTAACTTATTCTTTAACGTTATTTTCAAATCATTACGCTCTTTACTAAGAAACTCAGATGGTTCCATAGTAAACTGTTTACTAAACTCAAACTTATTCGTAAATACACCAACACGCCAATAATCACCCGTATATTCAAGTAACAAATCAAACGTAGCCACACCAAACGCTAATTCAAAATCTACTGACGCTTTCACTTTCATTAACGCACCCCTAACTTATACAATTCACTTTCAAAATACTGAATACACCATTTAATATAAAGATAATATCCAAAAGTATAAGGATCATTCCAATTAAGAGACTTTAACTCATTCTCATAACGCTTAATAAGTTTACGATAATGATTAATATCTTTCATTTGAGACAAACCCACCACTCCCACCTAATTAAAAAATAGATTAATGTGAATTAAAATAAGATTGAGTCATAATAAGATGTAATGAATAATCTTCAAAATATAAATCGATTTTAACCGGATAATCTCGCTTAGTGTAAATATCAACTTTATATACAGTTTCATCCATAAACTCATTAAGAGTATCTATAAGATAAAGTTCATCAATATTATAAAGTTTTTCACCACCTTTAAACACATAATGCTTATTATCACCATCAATATATGGTGAAATAACTTTATTATGAAGTTTAATATCTTTAAACTTACTATCTATAGTATACATAGAACCATCATTAGTTATATATACTTTAGATTTAGGTGAATCGATTTTATCCATAGATTCTTTAAGCATCATAATTTGTTCCTTATCAACAGTAAATCTACCTTCAATATAAACTGTTTCAAGGTCATCAACAGCTTTCATTATAAGTTGATTGTTATTATATCCCGCTATAAAGAAATACGAATCAACATTATTTACTATTGTCTTAAGATAGTTAAATACACCTTTAACCATACCTAAACAACCCCACACCATTTAAAAAATTATATAAAGTAGAAATTATTCTACTTTATAATCAAGTACTACAATATCATACCATTCGAATTCTTCAGAGCTCCGATACTCAGATTTAATCTTTATTTCAGTAATAGTATCAAGAAACTTTCTAAATTCCTCAAAATCGATTTTATAGTATTCAGCATCTTTTTTTACAACAGCATTAATGATATTGTATAGTTTATGTCCTTTAAATATTACAACCTTATTACTTTTAAATTTAAAGTTTATAGGAACACGGATTTTAACTTCATTGACGTCATCATAAAAATTAAGAAACGCCACAAACCCATATTCTCCTTCCATCATATCGGACATTTCAACTTTATTAGCTGTAAATACAATATCATCATCGTATAGATCCTGAAGTATATATACTTCATAATCTATTCGTTTAGCTGTCTCAGAATTTCCACTTACGTATTCATCTCCATATTCTTCCACAAAATTCATTTCTTTCACCTCTATCACCTACAATTTAATTATAGATGAACATTATTCTTTAATATCTATATTCTCAGCAAACTGTATTATATCTGTAACTGTTTTATTAAACATATCTTTCTGTTCTTGAAATGGTAATGCTTCATAAATAAATCCACAAAGTGTTAAAATGAGATCAAGTCTAACATCCTCATGTTCATTAAAAATATCTACTAATGCCTCTATGTGTTGTTCATAATCTTTATCAATCATTTTATCACCTCTTTAAGACTTTTTTTAGGTTTAGATTTTGGTTTATTTACTTTTTTTGGTTTAATTTCTTCAATAGAACTTATCTCATCAGCTGATACTTTACCAAAGTCTATAAGTTGACTTATAGCTCTTAAATTAGCCCTTGTGTGTGCAGTAGCCACTATATCATTTGTTGTTTTACCATTTTTTTCACTACGTTCACAGCCACCTATAGCTTCAGTAACTTCACCATTTGGAAGTTTACCCTCAACAAGGAACCATGCCGATGTAATACGATTGTTATCATTCTTTAATATCTCGTAATCTTTTATTTTAAGTGTAATATTAAAAGCACGTTTAAGTTTATAATACCCAGACTTTTTAATAAAAATCCCTACAGTATTACCACGTTTATCTTTAACAATCTGATAATCATCATCATCAAGAATTAACTCTTTAAGTCGTTCAAGATTATTTGAATAAAGTTTAGTATCATTAATCATCATATCAAAAGTTTTAGTTATAGGATCTTTATTCATAAATTAAACCTCCTGCGATCTTTAAACTCAGCCATTTTACTGTCATTCCACCCTGAAACTTTTTGAAGATATCCAGTAATTCTATCATAGTATTCTACATCCTCACTATTACACACATTACACCTGTCAAGTAAAACTTTCTGGATATTATTGCATGAATTACAGTGCATATAAACATTAGTATACGCCCAAAAACCAACTTCTCCATAATCATAAATCTTTTTAGTTAAATTCTTAAGTATTTCACCAGTAGCATGTTGACCCAGGAAAATATGTGCAATATTACCACCATTAGTATACTTATGATATCTACCCTCAATTCGTATCTTATCAATGAAATTATATGAAGAATCAACCGGTAAATGTGAACTATTACTATAATAATAACTTTTATCAGATCCATTTACACAAGCCGATTCACCATAATGCTTACGATTATAATTAGCAAACCTACCAGCCACAGATTCAGCTGGAGACGCAATTACAGTCCAACGATACGGTGTAAGCCCTTTAAGTGCCTCAGCATAATTACGAATCACATTAACAATATCCTCTCCAAGACTAAAATCTTCAGGACAACCAAGAATTTTAAGAGTCTCATATAACCCAACAAAACCAAAACTAAGCGTACCATTATCTATACGATAATACGGTTCACCATTAACATCAGGCTGAGTAAGAAACTTATTAGTATCCCACTTAAACAAATGATTTAACGCATGCTCCCTACGTTTCATAAGAATATTAGTAGCAATTTGAAGATTATCGTAAAGAATCTTATAAAACTGTTCCAAATCACCACCAGACTGCAACGCATACTTAGGAAGATTCAAAGTAATATACGCTATATTACCAGTACGAAGTAAATCCTTATCCCAATCACCAGTCCAACCAATACCAAGCCTTGTACGACACCCCATAAGTAAACAATAATCGTCCCCTAACTCACGTGAAAAATAAGGAGTACTGTACTTAGATGATAGATTAAATAAATCATCCCATTCATCAAAATCAACTTTATCATTTAAATGAAAAATAGTATTAGGAAACAAAAATGGTTTATTAACACTATCACCATCGCTCATAACCTTAATAAGAATATGTGCAACCCGTTTTATCTCATCCTCATAATCACCATAATAACCAACAATCCCACCATTATACCATGCAGGAACATCAAAAAGGAATTTAGGTAACTCCAAATCAAGATTAACACTACTAAAAACAGTTTGCCCACCACGGCTAACATAACTCATATTCAAATTGTAAACAAACATCTGCATAGCCTGTTCAACTTCCCTATCACTTAGACCTTTAGTATATGGTGCAATAAAAGTATTAAAAAATGGTATACTTTGACCACCACTCATATTAACTTGACCAGACCCAAGAATCTGCCCAATATGATTAATAAGAGTAACCAAATGTTTAGCTGGACGGGAAGAATTAGTATGCCTACCATCACCATCCACCTTTAAACCATTACGAATAAAAAAACGAATATCATGTTGTAAACAATTAAGTGGACGGAACGGAAAATACTCTAAATCATGAATATGTAAATCACAATTAATGTGTGCATTCGCTTCACATTTATCTAATAATTTTTTAAGTGTATATTCCTTTAAAACCTTATCAGCTGTATATTTATGAAGATTTTCTGGGTTACGGCTAATATTAGCGTTATCCCTGTCATGGTGCACCATCATCCAATCAATGTAATCAAAACACTCATTATTAAATTCCAAATAATCACCCCATACCTTATATGACAGTATAACTATTAACAAATATAATAGAAAAAATTACAAAATATGCTATCAACGCCCATAACCACCTTATACAATCTACTTTCAACTGAATCCATACAATCCACTCCTACTTCAAATACTGTTCACCAATCCCATAACTCAAAGAACGATAATAATTAAAAGTACGCCTATCAAAATCGAACAATTCACCAAAACTCGGTAATAAACCCTCCACAATACCAAAACGCACTATAGTATAACGGAAAACATCCATAACATGTCCAAACATATTATATGGAAAAATAAACAAATCTCCATCCCTAAACATACACTGATAACAAAACTCTAAAACAGCACCAACAGTAATATCAGTCACACCACTAAAATCAACAAGAACAACACTAACACCCCTATCAATAAGATCATCAAACACCTTAAACCCAACACGCACCTGATCAGGAGAATAAACAAACCCATTACCCCTACAAGCACAATTAAAATTCACAGTAACAACATTAACCAGGTCATCATCAAACTTATCATATCCCATCAAACCAACCCCATTAACATAAAACAACGTCAAAACCTACAACCTCTCACGAATTAATAAAAAAATCCATTAACATAAAAACACCTCAAGAATGTGGTGGATGGGATTCGAACCCATGAAGACACTCAGCCAACAGATCTTAAGTCTGCCCCTTTTGACCACTCAGGCACCACCACAAAACAATAGTCCTGAACGGATTCGAACCGTTATCATCGGATCCAAAGTCCGATAGGATTACCAACTACCCCACAGGACTACAATACTACTTAAAGATAATATCATAATCATAATATATAAACTTTACCCCTCACCACCTTAACAACAAAAAATATATTAAAAGGCACTCAAAATCAAAAGAATGCCAATAAGAATAATAATCCCAAAACAACAATTACCCAGAAACTCTTCAAAAGTCATATATTACTCCCTCCTACTATATTCACAATCTTTACAATACAACCCCACTCACTCCTGTCTAAATCCAAGATCCTCCAAATCATCAGGATCCATATAAATAAAACATTCACCTACCAGCTGACAAGTAAACTTATCACAATACTCAACCCACCAGTTATGGCACCTAATCATATAACCACTCATCATAATATTTAGTATGTCCATTACAAATACTACAAGAAAATTTACTATCAATACATACATTATCTTTAATAATAGATTCTATAAATTCAATCCTACGAACAACATGATCCTCATATAATTTAAGTTCATAATACAATGGGATTAAATCATCAGGTGAAAAACTGTTAAAACTATAAATGATACCGTTATTAGCCTTAAATTTAACGCCTTCATCCCAATCAATTATAACATTACTTTTATAATCACCAAACTTAATGCTAACGGGTGTAACACGTGGCGTGAAACTGAACCCAGATTCAATATACGGGTCCATAAGATCGTTCAAACCACGAATCAGTTTCTTAATAGACCAAACAACCTTATTCTTCATAACTACTCATCCCTCATATAATAAGTCATTCTACCATTTAAAGCATATTTTAAAGTATCACTTATATGTACAATTTTAGAATGCTTATTTGAAACTATCATATCAACAACTTTAATCCTACACTTAACATACTTATAATATTTCGCCAATTCATAATACAGGATAATCAACTCATCTATATCAAATGTATTCAGGATAAGAGCCATACCATCAGCTTTAAATTTAACACCATCATCATATTCAATTTCAACAACAAGTCTATAACTATCAAGTTTATAATGTATTGGTGTGGTTTGACGTTTAAAACTAACGCCAGCTTCAACATATTTCTTCATCCGTTTATCTAAATCCTCAACCACAGAATTAATCCCTTCAAGTATATCATCCCTCATACATATACCTCCTACCAATTACACACAACACTAATAAAAACAAATAAAATAGAAAAAATTACACACAATACTCACTACCATCAACATCATACACATTATAAATATACGAACTAAACATACCAAACAATTTAAACAAAACAAACCTCCTATCAATAAAACCCCAATCCAACTTAATAAAAATCTGCCTAATACAATACAGAAAATTCACCAATTCACAAGTACACATACCCCAAAAGAGGTCATCATACATTAAATCAACATAAATTTCAGTATTAATCTCATCCAATTCATCATAACCCATACTACTAAGATAAAATTTTTTAGCCCTATCAACAACCCTGAACAATTCACCCCACTCGTTCTTATTCATATACCCTGGATCCTTAAAAAATATAGATTCCAATCCACTTGAAGCTTTAAACATCATATTAATCCTCACCACTAATCTTTTTAATTAATTCAACAAGATTCCTCTGGCACTTTTACAATATAAATATCAAACCAACAATTATCACTCATACTAACCATAAAACACTCTAAAATATCACCAAAACCTCTAATAACAGATTCAAGAACTTTCCTATTCTTACCATCATAATCAGATTCCCAGAAACGCACAATAAACCCAATAACACCCCAACTACCATAAAAAACTGAAACAAAATCCAGTTCATCAAACAAAACCCAATCAACAAACTCCAAAGACTCCAATTCAACCCTTAAATCATTCATCTGTTCAATAATATCCATAAATACCGCCTTCAATAATTCTTAACTAAAACCTCCTATCCCCAACCAATACACCAGATAATACCTAAAATAAACAGGAAGATAACCCCAAGAATGACACACACATTATTCCAACTAACATCAACCCAACCAGACACTTTAAACCACCAACCAGATCACTAAACAAACCAAAACAATAAAACCAACAACAAACCAACCCATAAAATTACAGAACACATCAAACAACACATCAAACCACTTCATACATATAACCTCCTACACACATACACCACAACACCAACAAAAACAAACAAAAAAGAAAAAACTGCAAAAAACCCAATCACCTGAAAACAATCCTATCAAACAATCTAACACCCCCCGAACCCTATCAAACAAATAAATAACCCGACGCATCTCATCACCAGACAACAATCCACCACACAAACCACACAAAAAAATATAAAAAAATGACAAACAATGACAAAGAAATCTATTCTAAAGAACCCCACTGATCAGCCATAGCCTCAGCAACCCCAGGATACATACGACTACGCTCCTTCCAACGATCAGGACCGGGAGGACACATATGCACCCGAGGCTCCCTACCATCCACAATATTAGTAGGTTCAAGTAAAGGAAGATTCTTCAACCATAAACAAATCCTCTTAGTTTCACCATGACCAAACTGCCAGGGATGAATAATCTGATCAGGCTTACGAATACGAGTCGATATAACTGACACAGGATTCTCCAAAGCAATCCTCTCAACAGGCAAATCCAAAAGATAACGGACAAACTCCAAAGCCTCCTCCTGTTCCCTACGTTTATACTTAAACCACCTCGCACCAGACACAGCAAGATGAGTACAAGGAGGAAAACACAACACCAAATCAAAATCACGCCAATAATCCCTACCAAGATCCAAAATATCACCCTGAACATGA